GATGTTGATACCTTGACTGTTACTGATTTTCAAGTTAGTGCTTTGACTTTAGTATCAGATGCAAAAGCGTATAAAATAGCTTTTGAACCTGAAACGAGTAATTTCTCGAGCAATGCAATTGGAAGTCAGGAGAACTCAAGTGCGGCTTTTGAACAAGCATGCGAGATAAAAGTTAATAAAATGGACAACAACGTGCTTGCACAAATCGACGCTTTGACAAAAGGCAGACATATGGTAATTATCAAAAAAGCTGATGGCACTTATGAAATGTATTTCCACGAGGGCGGAGCAAAGTTCGTTGCAAATTACTCGACAGGCACTGCTTTAGAGGACGCTTGTGGAGTAACTTTGACAGCTACTCACCGACAAACTTCTAATATGTTAATAGTCTCCGAAACAGTTATGGAGACACTATCTATAGCTGAAGAAACAGTATAAAAAAAATATATTAAAAAGGGAGCCCAAAACTCCCTTTTTAAAAACTTAATTGCTATGAAACAGATAAATTTTGAGATAATTATACCAAAACCTTCTATAAAAAGCACGAGTGGAGATATAATAAAGTGGGGGGATAGAGATAATTACTCATATTTTCTCAATTATTTATTCATAAACAGCGGTCTGCATCAAGGCATCATTAATGGCAAAAACAATTATATTTACAGCGGTGGAATAAAGAGTGTAAACGCTGATGGATACTACTTTTTAGACGATATTAATGAAATTGTAAAAAAGATAATAAAAGATTATGAAATTTTTAACGGGTTTGCATTAAAATTTGAGAAATTCAATAACATCTTAAAATGCGATTACATAAGTATAGCTAATGTTAGAATTCTAAAAGATGGTTCATATGCTTACTGCAAGAACTGGACTGGTCGAAAAAATATCATTTATTATAGTGATTTTTTTGACGAAGATTGGATAAATAATAGTGCAATAGCTTTTTATGGCCTTGACCCGTTTATTTTAAGCGATGAAAATAATGTAAATTCTATAAATAACTATCCTGTGCCTGTTTACAATTCTGCTATACCTTCAATTTTGACCGATATAGCGATAAAGTTTTACAATTTAGGTGAAATTTACAACGGTTTTAAAGCGAGTTCAATAATAGATATAATTGCAGGTAAGCAGTTAAGTGAGGCGGAAAAGCAAGATTACATCAACGATTTAAAAAAATCTATTTACGATAAAAACAATTGGGGTGCAGCTTATATAAACTTTTCAGAAGGTGATTCACCTTCGGTCGTTGTAAATCCTATACCCCAAACAGATATGGTAGACCGCTACAACGCTGTCTGGGAGGCTATTAAAGAAGACATATTAATATCACACCAAATCACAAATCCTTTGTTGGTGGGCATTAAAACTCCGGGCCAGTTGGGTGGTGCAACGGAGCTTGCAACCAGTTTTGACATTTTTCGTGCACAATACATATTACCTCGTCGAAATTATTTGTTAGATTGTTTAAAAAACATAGGTATAAACGTCGAAATAGAAGAGATTTTACCTAATTTTTTAAAGCAATCTACTACAAATTATATGTTTAGTAGTGAAAAAGAGTTTATTGAAGATGAAAATGTAGATTTTATATTAGATTTATTTAGCAAAGCAGGAAAAAAATTAGATGATAGTGTAAAAATAGTCTATGAACACGGGTTAGAAGAGGATGGAAGTGGTGGAATTGAAGATTATGAAGTAGTGAAATATATGCAATTTGCACAAAATTTAAGCTATAATGATTATGTTATACTGAATACACTTAATGAAAAAGGCAATTTATTGAATTTATGCGATGAATTGAGTATTTCAAAAGACAGATTAGACAAATCATTAGAGATATTGAAAGAGAATGGTTATATAAAAGGCTTTGACGTAACGAAAGCAGGAAAAAATTTATTACAAAATACTAATATTCAAGTAGTTAGAACGTATTATAGATATACGGTAAAACCAGGTTACGGAGATCCGATAATTCCTACTTCTCGCAAATTTTGTATACAAATGATTACGGAAAATAGAATTTACACTAAAAAGGAAATAGATATGATATCGGCGAGAGCTGGATTAGATGTGTGGCTTTATAGAGGAGGGTGGTATAAAAACTATCCCTGGTGCAGACACTATTGGCACCAAGTTTTTGTTTTAGAACCTATAAATAAATGAAAAAATATGACATTTGAGGAATTGTTTACAGTAGCTGATATAAAGGACGTGAGTATTATGCAGAAAAATATCAATGATGATGTTATAGCTACTTTATTGCAAAATGTGAAAGAAATTGAATTTTTGCCTTTATTCAAAAATAACTTTTTTGAAGATTTTTTGCAACGTTGGACTAATGAAACGCAGACTACACAAGATATACAGCTAAAACACTATATGTTATTATACATTACAAAGTGTATAGAGTATAGAGCAGTAACGACTTTGACGTATCAGATACGTGCGAGTGGAATTGTTAGTATGAACGCCGAAAATGCAGTGCGGGTGAGCGATACAGAGCGAAAAACACTATTAGACCAACTCAATAGCGATAAAGAATTTCACAAACACACTATGATAAAGTTTATAAATAATTATTATAGTGGCTTTATAACTACCAGTCGAGCATTTAAAAATTTTGATATATTATGACTTTTAAAGAATTTTTAATAGACATAGATAATTTTTTAGCAAGCGAGCAATTTTTTGCAAGCTACTACTATTCTTATGTTAACAACGTTTTTACTGAAAAAAAGTTGAAATATCCTCTACTCGTCTATCACGTTGACGGCTTCAATCATAGTATTTTAGAGAATTCTATAACTAATTTGAAGTTTAATTTTTTTGCTTTTGATAAGCTAAAAACTGATAATAGTAATGTCATAGAAGTGCAAGATGATTTGTTAAAAAGACTTATTTATCTACAATTTTATCTAAAACGTGTGCATTATGCCACTAATTTTACTTTAACAGCTGTATCAGACGAGGCGTACAGCGAAAAAATTACAGGATGGATACTGAATTGCGAGGTGAAGTTAAATACAAGTTTAAACAGTTGTGAAGATTTAAAAATAATATAAAAAATATGGAATTTAACTTTAATATTTCTGAATTAGTCTCTATAATAGCGTTGTTGGTAGCTATAATAGGAGGTTATGTAAATACAAAAATACAAATTACAAAATTAGTCGAAGAAAATAAAAATTTATCTGAAAAAGTAGATAACTTAGATAAAAAAATGACAGAAATTTGCAGTAAAGTAGATAAAATTAAGATAAATTTAGCTAAAAAGGGATTAAACGGCGATGAATGAGTATATTAAGTTGATAATAGATAACTTGGATGTAAGTTATATATGTAGTGTAATGTTATTAGGTTATATGATAACAAAAAGCAAATTAATAACAAAAATAAAACTACAAAAAAGATGGATAATATTAATAATAGGTGTAATAGTAGCTGTTATTTATTACTTTTTTATAAAGATAAAATTAGACATTTTATTTTTTAGCTTCATAACTGCGCAGTTTTTAAATTTGTATGTAGCTGAATATGTTATAGATTATTTTATAAAAAAAATAAAAAAATTAACAGAAAAAAGTTAAAAAAATTTTGTTATGTAAAAAATATTTTGTAATTTTGCGATGTAAAAGCCTGAACTGAATTGTTAACAGCTTGCGCAGTTAACCTGGCTTTTACCACTCCTATACAGTGTTTTCATAATTTTTTATTTTTTTGGGGGTGAGGGGGCTCGCAAGAGCCCTCTTTTTTTATATTAAAATTTTTATGTATATTTGTAAAAAAAATTATGGATACAAAAAATTTATTAGAACGAGCAAAAAATTTTGGATTTATCAAAAGCGAGTATTACAGCTACTTTTTACAGTATTGCGACAAATACAAGATAAACACTTCTGAACGAATTTGTCATTTTTTAGCTCAAATGAACTATGAAAGTGGATATATGAACTACATAGAAGAGAAATTTACATATAGTGCTAAACGATTATTGAAAGTTTTTCCGAAATACTTTAAAACTATCGACGAAGCTAATGAATATGCCTATAAACCTGAAAAAATAGCTAACAAGGTATATGCTAACAGGATGGGCAATGGCAGCGAGCTTTCTGGTGATGGTTGGAAATACAGGGGGCGTGGCTTGATACAGCTAACAGGAAAAAATAACTATTTGAAATTCTCAAAATGGTATAATGATAGTAAAATATTTGTTGACAGTCCAGATTTGCTATTGCAGCCACAGTTTGCAGTGCTTTCAGCTTTTTTTTATTGGGATGTTAATAATCTCAATAGTTACATTGTAGACAAGGAAAATGCTTATAATGTATGCAAAGCACTTACTAAAAAAATAAACGGTGGCTACAATGGGTTGGAGGAGCGTTTTAGATTATATAAGAAAATACGTGAGCTGTATAATGAATTTGATAAAAATTATTATGAATAAAAGAGAAAAAAAGTTATTTTTTGTAATATTAGTGCTGTTAGCAGCTATTTTGTTTAATATAGAAAGTATAAAAAAGAAAAATAGTATAATAAATACTAATAAAGAACTTATAAATAGCTATAAAGAACGTATTAATAACAGTAATTTGGCTATAGATAGCTTGCAAAATGCTATAAAACAAGCTAAAAAAGTAGATACAGTAATAAAAATTAGATATAAACAAAAGATAGATAGTATATATGTTTATAAACACGACGACTATATTAGCTTTTACGATACTTTACTGCATACTAATATACAAAAAACAGATACGTTTATATGTTTTGACAGTATGAGTGTGCAAAAATTGACTATAAAATTATTACATTTACAGCAAGATAGCGAGCTGTTAGCTAATTGTTATATACAAAATAACTTATATGCTAATATTATTAACATTCAAGATAGTGTAATTAGTTTAAAAGATAGTGTAAATGCGAGCTTGGAAACTATGTATAAACAAAAACTAAAAAAAGTAAAAAGACAGCGCAATACTTTTGCTGGTGCTACTTTGGTGGGGTTATTGGTAATTTTAGGTTTAATTTCAAAATAAAATAAAAAATATGAGAACATACGTATATAATGATAATAATAATTATATAAAGCTCTACAATGCTGATTGTGTGCGGACTATGGAGCTATTAATAAGTGAAGGTATTAGTGTAAATGCTATTATCACTGATCCACCATATGGCTATCTTGAACACAAGCTGGACAAGTGGTTTGATAATCAAAAATTTTTTAAGCTTGCATATGAGATAATAAAAAAAGATGGTTTTTTAGTATTTTTTGGTAGGGGCGTTGAGAATGCAAAAAGGATGGTAATGGCCGATGAAGTTGGGTTTAAGTTTAAGGAAGAGATAGTTTGGAACAAAAAGAACATAACAACGCCGGTACTGCCGCTTGGTCGTATGCACGAAATGATATATATATTTACAAAAGGGAATGGCACTATTAATAGGGTTTATAAAGAGTATACTGACGAAATATTTAATTATGATGATAAAGATTATATACAAATATTAGAAAATGATATAAAACGAATAATTAGTGGTATAAATAGTATAAAAACTTATGACGATCTTTTAAAATGGAGAAATGGTGGTATAAAAACAAACCATAAAAGTAAATTTAAAGTTACTGTAAACGATTTAAATTATACAAATGATATATCTTATATCATTTTTAATAGATATAATAAAGGGAGAGTAGTAAAAAGTATTGTTAGTATTTATAATACTGTAAGGAGCACGCACTCTCAAATCCATCCCACCGAAAAACCAGTAAAACTTATGGAAGTTTTGATTGAGTTAGTAGATAATGGAACTAATGATTTTACAGTATTTGATCCTTTTGCAGGGAGCGCTGCTACTGGTGTAGCTTGTTATAATTTGAATAAAAATTTTATCGGGTGCGAAATTGATAATGAGTATTACAATGCAGCTGTTAATCGCATATATAAAGAATGTTTACTAAAAATATTTTGATATGAAAAAAGTTATATACATATTATTAATATCATTTTTAATAAGTTGCGAAAAAGAGTTTAAAGAGCTACAACGTAGCTATGTTATTAGTAATTTTATCGAATTAAACGACGATTTAGACTATAAACTTATTTATTACTGTAATAAATACAGTGCTTTTGAGTACTTCTATGATATAAAACACACAATTTATAACGAAATAGGAGTTGATAACTACTATAAAGATATGCAAACACGTATGGGAGTGGTGTCATCTACGAAGGATACAGGCACTTGTCAATTTCAAAATAAAACTTTCTACTATTTAGCTAACAAATATAATATAATAAGAGCAAATTTACACAACGAAAACCACCAAATCACACTAATGGTGCTGGCTTTCAAAGATGGAAAACAAAATTGGTGGTGCGGTTATAAAAAATACAAAAATTCTATCGAATATAATTAGCTATTTATCGAAATATTAACATTACATAGCCGTTTAATCAATTAGTATAAAAATATATACTTTATGGCTAAATATATAATTATTTTATCGAATAAAATTAGTAGTTAGGCTAATAAATGCTAAAATAACCGTTTACAAACGTTTGAAATTTGGTTTATTTAGAAACTTGATGTATCTTTGTGTGTTAAAATTTTAGAAAAGCGATGAAAATACAAAAAACAGACAAAAAACAAATTAGTGTAAAAAACTTAATAGTTTGTCTAAATACGTTTAAAAATTTATCTAATTTTTTTACTAATTTGTCTAAAACAGCTAAAATTTATGTAAAAAAAATTGGTTCTGGTAAAAAAATGTTGTATCTTTGTACTATAAAATTAAAATAAAAAAAAACCCAAAAAAATAAAAATTATGGAAACAAAAGAAAAAAACAATGAAAGAAAAGAGCAAATAGTATTTGCATTTCAGGTTGGAACTTTATCGAAGTATGCTCCTAAAAAGAAAGGTACTCTGACATATTTAGGAGAGTATAATTTTAAAGACATTCAAAAGTTGCGTGCAAATGAAATCTTTTATAAAGAAAAAGATGGGAAGACTATTATAACAGATGAGATGGGAAATATTATTTCTGACGACGACCCCTTGGGAGATATTGGTGTTTTGAATTTTGATGAAGAGTATGATACAACGTATTGTAAATATTTGGAGGATTGCTCTGATATAGAAATTGAAATTATTAACAATCAAAAAAAATAAAAATAAAAAAACGGAGGTATCAATGGAAGTTATTTTATCTATTAAACCTAAATTCGTTGAAAAAATCATCAATGGAGAAAAAAAGTTTGAATACAGAAGGAAAATTTTCAAAAAAGATGTAGAGAAGGTTCTTATTTATGCATCTTCTCCAATAAAATTAGTAGTTGGAGAATTCATAGTAGAAGATATATTATCATTGAAAACAGATGAATTATGGAATTTAACAAAAGAAGAATCTGGTATTTCAAGGCAATACTTTTATGAATATTTTAATGGTTTAGAAAGTGGATATGCTATAAAAATTAAAGAGTTTAAGAAATATGAAAATCCACTTAATTTAAGAGATTTAAATATTTTTCATCCACCACAATCATTTGTTTATATTTGAATGATACATTTAAAATTAACAAAAAAATATAAAATTATGAAAACAAAAAAATTAAAAAAATTATTAAAGAATAACTACTCAAAAGAGTTTGTTTTAAACGCTTACGAATTTTTTGCAGACCCAACATCTTATTTTTTAGAACGTCTATATACGCAAGACTACGACTACATTTTAGATGTTTTTTTAGAAGAGTGTAGAGAAAATAATGTTAGCATTTTAGATGCAATTAACTATTATATTAAAAATTAAAAAATTTAATAACAACCAAAAAATAAAGGTATGAAAACACAAAATTTAAAATTCACAGCAGAAGAAGAAAAAGAAATCGAAAAAAGGTTTCAAAATGCAGATGTAATAAGCAAATTGACTGATTTTCTAAAAAGAGATGATATATATATGTATCTCTCAGCTGAAGATGAATATATGCTAATGAACTTGCTAGTGCAGTTATATTACAAACGCATGCACGCACACATAAAAAATAAAGATATGGAAAACAATGAAAATTTAACTACTGAAATAGTAGTAGAAAAAGAAAAACAGCCAAAAAAGGTTGTTAAAAGTAGCACCAATGCTACTTTGAGTAATGTTGAACAAAAAAATGTTAGTAAGGAGGCTAATAGTTACGACATTTTAATGCGTGCTATTGAATTAAACGTAGATTTAGACGCTTTTGAAAAATTAGTAAATTTAGTAGAAAAGGTGCAAATAGACAAAGCTAAAAGGGACTTTTATGAAGCTTTGAGTAATTTTCAAGGCGAAGTGCCACCTATCAAAAAATTATCTCGAGCCGATATGGGCTATGGGAAACCTAAGTACAATTACGCAGAATTCGGTGAAATTGTTACAACTATACAGGAGCCACTAAGAAAACACGGTTTGAGCTATCATTTTGAAATTGGCAATGAACCTATTGTCGTAAAAGGTGAAAAAGGTGAAGATATAATAGTAGAATATATATCTGTAACCTGCACTGTAGCGCATAAAGGTGGTTATGAGAAAACTACTACTATGAGTGTTCAAAAAGACGCAGGTGCAGGGAAAAGTAATGTTCAAGCCGTTGGTTCTACGATTACCTATCTAAAAAGATATACCCTTTTAGCTTTATTGGGAATCGGCACCGCTGACCCCGACGACGACGCTGTTAGCACTATACCTGATAATCAAAAAATTATAGATAAAAAAGAAGATAAATCGGATTTGTTAGCTGAAATTAAAGATAAATTAGACCACTGTGATAATGAAGAAACTGTAAAGAAAATTTGGGGAAAATATCAGAAATATAGCAATGATGCTGATGTTTTAAATTTATTCACAGCGTGGAGGAAAAATCAATCTAAAAAGGTTGAAGATGCTAAAAAAGTAGAAAAAACTAATAAAACAGTTAAAAGTATAGATAGAAAGGAGGATGATAGTGATGAATTACAGTTATAACATTAGCAATAGTATGTTGCAAGCTTTTTTAGATTGTTTGAACGAAAAAGCTTGTTTTTATGAATTTTATCATAGATACGTTTTAAAAGATTACACGCCAGAACCTACACCAGCAATGCTATTGGGGGTTTGGTTTGAATATATGTGTACAGGTGCCCTTCCCCGTTCAGGGGAGGCACCATCTCCTGTAACGTTGAAAAACGGGAAATTATCAGCTGATTATGAACGTATGTTGTTTCATATAGACAAATTCAAGAAAATTATAGATACATATAATATAGAAATTTTAGAGGTTTCTAAAGAAATCGTTTACAAACGGATAAAGGGGATTCTCGACATTTACTGCAAAGTGGATGGTCTTGAAAGTATAATAGACCTAAAGACCACCGCACAAATCGGAAATAGATGGGAGGATTATGGATGGGATGATAGGAATTTTCAGTATTCTACTCATATCCTGCAGCCTGCGATTTATAAATATTTAATATATAAAGAAACGGGCTACGAAGATATACCTTTTTATTACCTTGTTTTTAGTACTAAAAATACAGACATACTTTTCTGGGAGGTAAAATATTTAGACTTCGATGAAATGTGTTTACAGGTAGAGGATTTAGCTAATAGATTAGATGAATTTATACAAAATTCTGACGAAAGTAGTTATACGCCTATCTGCGATTACAAGGTGTGTCAAAAATGCGAAATGAACTGCTTTTATCGACAAGATATACCGAAGATTGAGACGAAATTTTTGAAGTTAAATTTTTAAAAAATTAAAGTTATGGAAAATAAAAAAGATAGAAAATTTTTTATGAATTGTATAAATTATATCTATGAAACTTATAAAGATTATGATATAACTTGTTATTATTTAGTTAGTTTTAGAACACCATTTTTTGACTATAATGTACCAATTTTACTTCTTTATATAGAAGATTTAAACGATGTAGGGATAGGTTTTACTTTTAATAGAAATCAATGTACATATGGAAAAGGTGGCAAATTTATGGGATTTAATAAAAAAGACTACTTTCATATAAATGTTAGTAGCTTTGATGATTTTAAAGCAATTTTAAATAAACATTTTACTATTTTTAGTTATGAAAAATGATAACATAGTAGCCGTTTTTTATGATAATTATTTGAACGCTGATAACTTCGATAGTTATTATGAAAGAGACGGCGTAAAATACAAACGTGTAAGGGTAAATAGTTTCGATGAGTATAAAGAAATAGTGGACGAATATTTTAAAAAATATTAATTATGGAGAAAAAAATTTTTGACGGACACAGCAGGTTGCAAAGCGCTTGCGTAAAGTGGTTTAAGTATCAGTATAAAGAATATGAATACAGACTTATAAAGATAAACAACGATTTACCTTTAAACAATAAAGAGCTACGTATAAAACTATATAACCGTTTTAAAGCAGAGGGGCTCCTTGAAGGAGCCCCAGATTTATTTTTAGCAGTCGGGAACTACCTTTACAACGGCTTGTTTATTGAGTTTAAATACGGTAATGACCGTTTGAGAAAAAAACAAGTCGTTGTTATCAAAAGTCTCGAGGCAGGCAACTACAGGTGTGTCATAGTGCGCAGTTTGGACGAGTTTATCGAGCAAATAAACGAATATATGCGAATAAAGTAAAGTGATATGGAGCTTGAAATTGAATTTAAAAAAGATTTTGAACAGCTAAAAGGCGAGTTTGAACGACATAATCTAGATTTAAACGAAGATTATAAAAAAATTATGTATACTATACTTAAAGAGCTTATTAATAGTAGAAATGTTAGATTAAAATTAAACTCTACAAAAACTCCTTTTATACCTCAAATTCAACTGTCTATCGAAGAAATTTTAAAATTAGCTGAACTAGATAAAAAAAATGAAAAGTTGGTTAGAGATGCTTTATTTGCTTTAAGTGTTTATAACTATGAATTTATCTATGATACTATTAAAAATGAAGATGGAAGCTACAAAAAGTTAAATTATTATATAGCTTATTCATGCGTAATTTTTTATATTGAAAAAATATACGACAAATATAACAATATAAAATATTACGAAATAGAACCTTCAGCGTATGTTTTAGAACTGTTTAAAGAGTATTTTGTCGTGTATCAAAATCAATAAAAAATTGATATAAATCAATATTTAAATTGACAAAAAAACAATTAAAAACTGCTAAAAATTAGTATGTTTTAAGCAAAAATTTAGTTTAATTTTATAAAAAATTTAGTAATATGAACAAAAAAATATAAAATTATGGAAAACAACATTTTTAAAGTGTTAAGAGATAAGCATATATCTGCTATACCTGTTAACAGCGACAAAACCCCGATGGTGGCTTGGAAAGAATTTCAAAATAGGTTGCCAAGCCAGGATGAGTGTAAGAAGTGGGGTAGTATGAAAAAGGAAGGTGTGGCAGTGATTTGTGGAGCAGTTTCAGGCAATTTAGAGGTAATTGACATTGATAACAAAAATGGTATAGCTACTGAGATTTTTGAAGATATATGTAAGCAAATTACTAATAATAGAATAGATTTATTTGATAAACTTGTTATTGAAAAAAGTATAAGAAACGGCTATCATCTTATATATCGTTGCGATAAGATAGAAGGTAGTAGAAAATTAGCTCGGCAGAAAAATGAAGAAGGAGAAGTTGTTGCTGATATTGAAACGAGAGGTGAAGGTAGTTACTGCGTTGTTTATCCGACACCTGGCTATGAAAGAATTCAGAAAAATGTTTTAAAAGTTGAAAAAATAACAGTTGAGGAAAGGGATTTTTTATTTGAATTGTGTCTAATGTTTAATAAATATGTAGAAGAAAAACCTACATTTACTAACTTTAAACAGGCTTTTAGCGAAAAGTCTGGAGATAGAATAGGTGATTTTTACAATGAACGTAATGACTTTATAGATATATTAAAAAAACACGATTGGACGATTGAGAAAGAAGAAAGTGATAAAATTCATTTCAGACGACCTGGCAAAAATAAAGGAAATTCAGCTACGTTTTTATTCGAACCACGTTTATTTTATGTTTTCTCGAGTAATGCATATCCATTCGAAGAGCAAAAATCCTATTCCCCTTTTGCTGTGTATACCTTATTAGAATGCAACGGCGATTTTAATGAATCTCCAAAAAAACTCGCAGAACTTTATCCAGAATTTAACCAAAATAACAAAAAAGTGCAGAAAAAATACGATGTTTTTGAGTTTTGGAAATACAAAAATAAAGACAATAATGAACTTATTATAGACCTAAAAAAATTAGCTCAATTCCTTTATCGCAACGATTTTTTCTACTACTATAAAGACAAAGATAGCAACGTTTTAGTTAGAGAGATAGCTAAAAATATAATAGAGCAAGTTACAGAAAATTACATTATAAAATTTTTACAAGACTACATTAAGAGCCTACCAGATGATTATTATTATGATAACAATAAGCAGTTTGACAAAAACTATTTGATAGAAATTTTGAGTGTTTTGAACAAGCGAAATTTAGACAATGTTTTACATAATCTTGAACGCCGTGAACTTGAATTCAACAAAGACACAGAAGATACCTGTTATAAATATTTCAAAAACTGTATAGTTAAAATAACAGCTACGAAAGTCGAGTATTTAGATTATTCAGATTTGAAAAAATACATTTGGAAGGAAAACATAATTGATAGAGAGTACCATACGCAAGACCCTATCGGTAAAGTTTCGGTAGTTTACGAATTTCATAAGTTAGTTACAAGTAGCAGAAACGTTTTAGGAGAAGTAGTGCCAAATCCACAACGACATAATGCTTTGCGTAGTGCACTGGGATATTTGATGCACAACTATAAAGGCTACCTAGACACAAAGGCCATCATATTTTGCGAAGAGCAGGTTTCCGACAGTGGTGGCAGAACTGGTAAAACCCTTACGTGTCAGATGCTCGAGCAAATGGGTGAAGTATTTGCTAAAATAAATGGTAGAAATGTAGATTTTAGAAATAGGTTTTTGTTTCAGAATGTAGAATATAACACAAATATAATATCCATAGATGACACGAGTAAAAGGTTCAATTTTGGGGGTCTTTATTCTATCATCACAAATGGCTTGATAGTTGAAAAGAAAAATAAAACTTCAATACAGTTATCTCACCAGGATACTCCAAAATTCGTAATAACTACAAACCAGGTCTTGACAGATGATAGTAATAGTGGTAGAAGTAGAAAGTTTGAGATAGAATTTTCTGATTACTTTTCTGATGACCACACTCCAGCAGATGAATTTGGACACCTATTTTTCAAAGATTGGGATGATGAACAATGGAACCTGTTTTTTGACTATATGATAGGTTCGATACAGCTTTACCTTTACGGAGGTTTGATAAAATATGAGAGTAAAAGTTTAAAAAATAGGAAATTAGATGCTTATTTTGAAGATGAAAACCTACTTAGCTTTTGTGATAGTATCTGTTATAATATTATATTAAATAAAAACAGAATGCCAAACAAGGAAATTTTTGAAGAGTGGCAAAAAATTAGTGATAAAAATGAGTATAAACAAGCTGATATTACAAGAGCTATGAATAAATTTTTAGAAATATCACACTTAAAAGTTATAAAGCAAATGTCCTATAAAGAAAAAGGTAAAACACAGCGTGGCTTTTGCTACATACAAATGTATGAAAATTCTAAAGAAACCGTAGATTTTATAGAACAACACGATAAAATAAATAATGATGTTTTAGAACCTTTTTAAACATAAAATATTATCTCCCATAATAATTTATGTAAACTCCCGTGAATATTTGTTTTTGCGGGAGTTTTTTTTATTGAATATACGATAAATAAAGGCGGTTACAGTGGTTACACTCGGTTACACTCGGTTACACTTGAAGCAATCCTGCTCTAGTAAAGGAAAGTTACACAGGTTACACTCTTTTTTACTATTTAGCCTATAGAAAATAATAATAATAATAATATATATATATATATATATAATAATAATATAATAATATATATATATATATAAGTAATACATAAAAAAAATAGATTTGATGCTATTTTTAGAGGTGTAACCGCACTGTAACCCTACTGTAACCACTGTAACCGTTAGACTAGATGTGGCTTTGAGGTATTTTATACTTTTATTAATACAAAATGATACCAAATGATACTAAATTTACATATATTTTAGAAAAATACATTATATTTGTAAAAAAAAATTATGGCTACTGAAAAATGGACAAAGAAAAAAATTTTAGAGGTTTGTTTAGAAACAATACCTTTCGTAAATCCTCGCAGCATAAATTACTTATTAGATAGAATAGAGGAAGAAAAAACCTATTTTTCTAAAATTACATTTAAAAGAAAAATAACTTCAGATTCAAAAGAATATAAAATTATAGAAGATGCTATAGAGCAAAATAGGAGAAAAATTACTGAATATTATTTGAAAGAATTGAGAGATATCGCAAAGCACGGTAATTTAAAAGCTATAGAAAAGGTGCTGATGATTTATGGGGATGCAGAAGTAAAGCAAGCGTTTAACAAAAATTATAATATAACAGCGAAAGCGGATATTAGTTTTGAACAAGAAATGAAAAAAATAGAAGAGGATTTGAGTAAATTTTCTAAAGAGGAACTTTTGCAGTATAGAGCTTTAAGAAAAAAGTTGTTAAATAATGAATAAAGAAGAGGCAGTAGATTTATATTTAGATAGAATTTTTTTACAATCAAATTTTTATGAGTTTTTTAAATTCTTTTGGACAGCGATAAATAATGAAAAACTAATTGATAACTGGCATATAAAATATTTATGCGATGAACTGCAAAGCGTTGCAGAACGTGTGTTTCGTAGAGAAAAAAAAGAATACGATTTGATAATTAATATTCCGCCTTCGATGAGTAAAACTTCTATTCTGAATATCTATTTTCCACTATGGTGTTGGGTAAACGATTATACGATACCTTTTATTTCAGTTAGCTACAGCTACCAACTTTCGATAAATATTAGTGAAAAGTGCAGGGACGTTTTACGAAGCGATTTATTTCAAAAATATTTCTATGATATAAAAGTGAAGGAAGATAGTGACACAAAGCAGTTGTTCAAAGTTGTAAAAGATAACAAAGTAGGTGGTTTTAGATACGCCACCTCCGTAGGAGGCACTATTAGTGGTTTTCACGGACATTTTCTATTGTTAGACGATCCTCTCAATGCCGTAGACGCCTTGTCTGAAGTAAAAATAAAAAACGTAAATGATTGGTTGGACAATGTAATTTATAGTAGAAAGGTAGACAACGATGTAAGCGTTGTAATTTTAATAATGCAACGCCTTCACGAGAACGATGTTACAGGTTACCTATTAGAAAAAAATAAAAATATAAAGCATATATGTTTACCAGCTATCGAAAGTGAAAAGGTGTCTCCACCTAAACTAAAAAAATATTATACAGATGGCTTATTAGATAGCAAGCGACTTTCAAAAGATATATTAGATCAGAAAAGAATTGAGATGGGCGATTATGCTTTTGCTATGCAGTATTTACAAGAGATAGTGCCGAAAAGTGGTAGTTTTTTCGACGTTAGTAAATTGCTAATAGTTAATAATTTAGACGAGAAAGAGGTGATTAGAAAAGTGCGGTACTGGGACAAGGCAGGGACGCATCAGGGTGGAGCTTACACTGTAGGTGTAAAGATGGCTTTGCTGAAAAATAAAACTTATATAGTTTTAGATGTAGTGCGTGGGCAGTGGGAGGCTGGTGAGCGGGAAAAGATTATTAAACAGGTTGCAGAGTTGGATGGTAGAGAAGTTAGTATAATAGTAGAGCAGGAACCTGGTTCGGGAGGCAAGGAGAGTGCAGAAGCTACTATTAGAAATTTGGCAGGATATAGATGCTATGCAGACAGGCCGACAGGCGACAAAATTTTGCGTGCAGATACGTTTGCGGTGCAGTTGAATGCAGGCAACGTGGCTATGTTAAGAGCGGATTGGAATAGCGAATACAAAAGAGAACTTGAATTTTTCCCTTATGGAAAATATAAAGACCAAGTTGATGCGAGCACTGGTGCGTTTAATATCTTACTGAAACAAGGACGTGGTATAGCTTCGAAAGGCGGAGGTGTAAATGCTTTTTAAATTATTTTTTAAAAAACATACATATATCGAAAAAATATATTATATTTGTAAAAAAAATGGAAGACAAAGAATTGATAGAAAAAAACAACAAAAAATTTAAAAATAATAAAATTATGGAAGAAGTAAAAACAGCAGAAATTCGAGAAAAAATATTATGTTATCTCGAAGAAATTCACGAAATGCAGAAGAAAGTGATAGATTTATACAAAGAAATTGGTGAATTAAATTTTGAAATTTATAAAAAAAATTCTACCATTTCTTATATAAAAATGGACATAGAATATATAGAAGAAAAAATTGCCGAATTAGAACAACAAATAAAAACAACAAAAAATGGACAGGAATGAAATTTTAGAAAAAAATTTGTTAGAAGCAGGCAGGCTTCTAAAAGAAAGTAAAAGAATGATTACATTGACGTATTCAGAACGAAACTATTTGCAGCAGTGGTTTTATCAGAAAACTGGTAATCGAATAATGAACCGAGCTTGCGATATAGAACAGGCGCTGGTAATGTTTTACGAAGTTAATAAACCTGAATACATCATTGAGGTTCCGCTTGATGATAAAAAACTAAAAACAAAAATAGTTGAAGATAAAACTACTGAAAAGAAGACTACTGCTAAAAAAACTACTACTACTAAAACTAAAAAAGTAGAAGATAATGAAACTAAAGAAAGCGAAGAAGCTGACGATAAGTTATAAAGTAAAAGTCAAGCACTTTGAAGATTTTTTACTACTTTGTAGCTATGATAAAAAAGACATTGACGGCTTCATAAATCTTTTAAGTAAATGCACTGAGGTAGACAAAGAGCTTTTTTACAATTTAAGGTTTGCTGACCTTATCAGATTTGTAGACGAACTTGTAGATAGTGTAGATAAAGAGATGTATAAAGCTCCTAAAAAAGCCATTAAGATAAATGATAGATACTACAAATTAATTGACCTCTTAAACTTACAAGTTGCCTTCTACGTAGATTTTGATTTAGTAGAAAAAAGTCCGAGCTACTTATTAGCTTTATGTTATACAGAAACAGGCAGTTATACAGATGAACGTAATAGCAGTGTAGATGAGCGAGAGAAAATTATGCAAAACGCAGATATAATCGATTATATGCGCCTTGCGAATTTTTTTTTAACCTGGAGGGATTTTCTAAAAAAACTGAAGGAGATACAAAAGAATTAGCTATGAATGTAAAAATTAAAAACTGGATAGGTTCTATAAAATACGTTGCAGCTGGCTATAACACAAGTTTTGACGAGGTTTTAAAATGGAACTTTGATAGGTTTTTAGTATTCTATAATTTTTTAATAGATGAGCAAAAGGAAATTAATAGAATGTTAGAAAAAACAAAAACAAAATATAAATGAAAGTGTATAAAGCACTTACATTCGAAGTAGATTTGAGCGGTCTTGGAAAAGAACAATGGATTCAGGAAGAGCTCGACTATGACACTATTGCTCAAAAAATTATAGATACACTTATAGATGTTATGCGGGAAAAAGACGTTGAAGCTTCGAGTAACTTGATACAAAGCCTTGAACCTGAAACGAAAAACGGTGAAATAGTAATCTATGCCGACTACTACTGGAAATTCATCGATAAAGGAGTAAACGGTTTAATGCAAAGTAGGGATAGTGAGTTTAGCTTTAAATTTGTGCCTGCGTCGAAAAAACACGCACTATCAATAGCGAAGTGGTTAGAATTTAGAGGTTTGGCAACTGAATTTACAACGTTGGCAGATGCTTATAGAGTAGCTACTGCAACTAAAATAAAAGGAATTCGAGGTAGAAAATTTGTAGAGGAGTTTGAAAAAGAATTAGACAATATAGAAATAATATGATACAAGAAGTTAATTTTTGTCGAAAAGATGGGGAGGTGATTGATAGCCCCTTCCCAGCCTTCGATGATTTATTTTTACAGATAAAAAGCGACAACACGGCTGCAGGGTTGTATTTCGTAGTAGATTTTGTAAATGAGCAAAGTGGTAAAAAAGTAACCATAAAGCTATATCCAAAAATCGGTTATACGGCCGTAGAGACTTATATTTCGCAGATTTTGAAAAATTTGTTTAATAGTAATTTTGATACTTATCTCATATCTATTGCAATAAGAGAATATGATGAAAGTGGGTATATAGGTATTTATGGCGAAGACGTGTATGTGACACCTTCTATTTACAACAGTTATCTACCTCCTATAAAAATTTATTTTTTTTATTATTATGATGGAGCAGATTATGATATTTTGACAAAAACAGGATTAAAATGGTATAATTATTACACCCAAGATGAGTTGGATGATAGTGTAACTATAGATACAAATTTAACAAAAATAGAAAAATATAATGGTGATACTATAAACTTTACTCACAAGCAAGTCTGCGAGCCGCTTTTGAAACTAAAATATTTAAACCTGCACACAGGATATTACGATGAATTCGGTGGCTGGTATATAAAGCAAGACACTGTCAATATTGAGAAGCAAACATATAATAGACAGGTTTTAGGTGATACAGGAACACGGCAGGCTTTACCTGAACTCGACAATGAATTTACATTAATTAGCTACGATTTACCTATCGACCAAGCGAATTATATAGCAAAAAACATTATTATATCGCCGAAAACGTTTTTGATAGACACTAATGGAAATGAGGTGGAGTGCGTTGTTATGAATAAAAATTACACTGATGCTTTAAGCGTCGTAAACGTTTTTTCTAATATTAATTTAAATATAAAACTATGAATATAACTATAAGATTTGTTTTTAAACGCAGAATAGACACACCGCCACAAGGCTCACTCCCATTCGGTTTTACACAACTCAGGTTAGTTGACGAAACTTTTGAGGTTTTAGATGATAATTTTTCGATAAACATAGACAATGAAAACATAAACGATTTCAGTAAAGCTATAGATAGTAAATTTACAAAGACATTGAAGGTTGCAGGAACGCAGAAGGCGATTGATTTTTTCAAAGAATATTACGAAGTTAGATACGAAGGTGAAAGCGACTATAATTTTTTATTCAATAGCAGAACAGGTGAGCATTGCACTATATACGTTGATGGTATAGAGGTGATGCGAGGTGTGGCACTTTTGACAGGTATAACTAAAAAAAATAACATAGTAATTTTTGAACTTCAGGTGATAAACGATGTAAAAGATATTTTAAACGAATTTAAAAATTTATATATAGATGAATTAGACGAATTTAACTATAATTGGAATTTCAATAATGTTAGAAACTTATTACATACAATTATAGATGATACCTTTACAGGTATCTGTATGTCAGATGGAGTGTGCGTTTCGCAAAAGTTTATTGGCGGAAATGATAATGCTGTCAGGACGTCTATAGATATGAGTAAAATACCTATTGCTGCGAATGTGAAAAAAATTATAGATAAAGGCTTTGAAAAAATCGGAGTGCAGTATCAAAGTAATTTTTTGAATTCTGATAGGTTAAAAGCACTTTGGCTATGTAACAATAAATCTGAAAATTTGGGTATATGGGGTGATGATGATATAATGCTATTAGATTTTAGATATTCTGATTTAAAAATAACAGACTATTGTTTATTTCAATATAGTAATTATGATTATAATTATGATAACAATGACTATAAAGTATATATAAACAAAAGTGATAGAAATATTTCTTATAACAATATATTACACGATTATAGCTATTATGGTAATTTGCGATATGATTTACAAGGTGGATTGACAATAAATATTTCTGAAGCGGACGAGTTTGATAGTTATGTAAACGGTGCAACACAACATATTTATTTAGCAGGCGGGTGTAAATATGCTATTAATTTAGATTTAGAAAATTATGGTATGTCATCGTCAGCTACGAATAACAAATGGAGGGCTCATATAATTTTTAAATTCACTGATTTAGCTACAGGCGAGGTGGAGAAGCTAAACTATTATAGCACTTTCGTGCCATATGAACAGATACTAAACTTAAATCCTTATTTTGAAAAAGAAGTTGAACACAACACTATGTTAGATATATACATACAAGAAGATATAGCTCTCCATCCAACGTGGGAAGCGACTTCCGAAAAATATTTTGTAGTTGGAAAAAATCCTTTTGATGTTAATATTAGTGTAAGAAAGATAGCAGGCAGCCACGTGCGGTTGCAGGGTACTAATATTAATCTTTATAGTCAATTACCTCATATTAGTGTCTATGAATTGATAGTTAATCTACAAAAAATGTTTAACCTTGTCTTTTCGTTAGATAAAGACACTGAAAAATTAATTATAGAACCTGAAATTGACTACTATAAACTGAACGAGGCTAATTTAATAGACATCACAGATTTAGTAGATTACAGTCAAGAAATTGTGATTGAACCTGCTTCAACATTGATAGATTATAATAAAATATCGGCGAAATATAATATTAGTGATAAAGATTTTCATAATAGTTATTGTATATCGCAGTATGGGAGAGCATTTGGCGAATTTAAAACTGAATTTGAAAGCTATGCAAAAGGAGAACTTGAGATTAAAAATGAATTTACATTAGCTAAAGCGAGTATCTATCCTTTCAATGATAATTATATTTTTTCTGCAAGCTACGAAAACGAAAATGGAAATTTAAAAAAGGTTAGTGCTGATAAATGCTTTATAGGTGT